TGAGGCCAGCCATATGGCCTCATACACAAAGGGACAAGCAGAAAGGACGCAATTCAGCACAGCCCCCAAGGCCCCGCATTCACTGGCCCGCAAGGAAGGCTAGAAAGGACTGCCCCCTTCCAGGGGGCGCTGTATCCCTGCGGGGCTAGAGTCAAAAGCAAGACCCATGCAAAAACGTATTTGCGTCTTTACGTTTTTACGCATAGAATCCCCCTGTACTCAACAAGGAGCGCCATCATGGCAGCGAGAGTTTTTGCATTTCTTTGCGAGAAAGGGGGCGCGGGAAAGTCGACCGCCGCGACGAACGTTGCCTCCTATCTAGCCAGGCAGGGAAAGCGGGTGCTGATCGTAGACCACGACCCGCAAGCGTCCGCCTCCACATGGTCGAATTTCACGCATGCGAACGACGGCCCCGGAGAGATCGCCGTTATCGTAATGAAGAAGCTACAGCGCGACCTGCGAAGCGTCTCGCATGGCTTCGACTACGTCATCATTGACGGCCAGCCGATCACCGATGCGGTTACGGTGGATGCGATCAAGGTCAGCGAGCTCGTGACAATTCCAGTCAGGCCGAGCGGGTTTGACGTGTGGGCAGGTATCAACACCGCAGGCCTTGTAAGAGAGCGCCAGGCCCTCACTGGCGGCAGCCCAAAGGCACGCATCCTTGTTTCTCAAGCGATCGTGAACACCGTCATGGCCCGCGACGTGGCCGAATCGCTCGAAAGCTACGAGCTCCCATTACTGAACGGCAGGACGCACATTCGAGTGGCCTATACCGAAGTGGCCAGCACGGGCAAGAGCGTGATGGACCTGCCGCCAGACCACGAAGCACGCCTCGAAATAGAGGCGATAGCCAAAGAGATTTTGGAGATTCTAGGATGAAAAAGGGTGCTATCAGCATGCCGCCACAGGCGGAAAAACGCGCCGGCGACATCCGGGCAACAAGAGCCCTCACCGAGGAAAAGGAGGAGCGCATCTATTTCAAAGGCCCCGCCAACTATCAGCAAGGACTGAACGAGATCGGAAGCCTCGCGCCAAGCAGAGCGACCCACAAGGCACTGCTCATGGAAGCGATGGACGACCTTTTCAAGAAGTACGCCGCAGGCGAAGGCCGGCAGGAAATACCGGACCTGAGCGAGCTCGAGCGGCGCCTAGAGAAACTTGACCTCCTCGGCTAGTCGAGGCGGCAAGCAAAGATGCCTGGGAGCGGCGGCAACCGCCCCCAGGCTGAACAAAGCAAAACCCTGTGAGGTAACACTATGTCCGCTACAGACTATACCATGCTGCTCGCCCTGCCCCTAAGCAAGATCACCCACCCCGACTACAGGACGTTGGTCGCCCAGTACGCCGGAGAATTCAGCTCGCCCCGATTTGCCGAGGGAATCAAGAAGGCACTGGGGGAGCGCGCGAAATGAGCTCACAACGCACACAAGCCCAGTTCATCGAAGAGGCGGCACAAGCTATGGCCGTCTGGCTGGGCGAGGACTTCAAGGCCGTCCCGATGATCGACCATTACCTCGGAAGGGTTTCGCCGGTCCTGCCGCGCGCCGCCGAAATTGCAGGGCTGGCCATGGACCTCCTAAGCCCCGCGCTCGAGGCATTGCGGGAGGCAGATATCGATCGCGCGCTCAAGGACCATCAACTCGCCAGCCGTCGCAGTGAGTTCGCAGCGTTCGCCGACTACGTGCGCTCGATACCCGATCGGATGCCTGCAATAGGCACCCCGCATGACGACTTGGCTTTTCTGGCATGGCTCAAACGCGAGCTGGCACAGGCCCCCACGGGACGCGCCGGGAGGACTGCCGTATGAGCCAGAACTCTAGCGCGGCCGAGAGCCTGCTCGGCATGGCCCTCGAGGGCACGATCATCGCCGCGATCATCCTCTATCGCCTGTTCAAGCACTACGCCCGACGCACCAGCAAAAACGGCTGATCCAGAAACGAAAAAAGGCCCCCACCGCCGCTAGGCAGTGGGGGCTTTTTCATTCCTTGGGATACGTGGCATCGATCGAGCATCGGTAGCTCTGCTGTCGACTTCCACTATGGACAACCTTGTCGATCGACCACTCACTCTGCATGAAGGGCGGCCATGACTTGTCGAGGCTCACGAGGCCCTCAGCGCAGAGGTCGGCATTCCCTGGGCAATCCACCCTCAGCTTGACCGACTCGCGATCCTGCTTGCGCACATGACCTTCGGCCGCTGCCTTGGCCTCGGCCTCGCCCTGATACCGCTTGCGCACGCGCTTGAACGGCTCCGAACCCACCTCGACCGTGCATTCCTTTGCCGCCGCACCGTCCCACCACGTCGTGCGGCACCCCTTGAACTTAGTACGCGTGTCATCGTCGATGCTGGCCATGATAAAGGCCCGGTCGCCAGGACGATTATCAGCCGTCACCGACAGGGTCACGGGCGCGAGCTTCTGACCCGACAGGCTCTTTACCTTGCCGCGCCTGGCCAGCACATAGAGCGAGCCAACAGGCTTGGCCACCGCGTCATGGTCGCGTGCCAAGCGCGTCAGAAACGCCATATCCGTTTCGTTGGACTGGTCGACGTGGGCGATCGGAATGGCGGCCAGGTCGGACGCCACACGAGGCGAAAACCCATACGCCCCGGCCAGCTTTTTAAACAGATCCCCCAAGGTAGTCGGCCCATGGCTGGCGCTTCGCCTGGCCCGGAAACCTGCCCCATCTGCCGGGGTGAAGGGCGCCGCCGTGGCCACGATCGACAGCCGTGGCGGGAACAGATTCGGCGTAAGGCGACTGATAACGAACTCGCCTTTGTCGACGAGGCCGGTCTCCTTGTAGCCGATGCGAATGCCGACCTTTGCGCCCGACTTGGGCAGCGAGTCGATGCCTTCCGTATTGACGGTCAGCTTCAACTGATCCGACTCGACGCCAGCCGCGTCGGTGTACTCCCAGTCAATCAGCCGCGAGTTGATGAACGCCGCGCCGGCGCCATAAATCTCAACCTCCGGCGTAAATCCTACAGCCATAGAACACCTCTAATCCCAGGGCGAAACCGGTTTGGCCTTCTGCGCCTTCTCGACCAACTCAGGCATGGCCACCAGCACCCCAGCCGGCAAGACCGGCCCATATTCAGCAAGGCCGGGATTGATAAGCCATAACGCTTCCTCAGCCTCGTCGTCGCAGCGGCCCAGCTCGCGATAGAGCAAGACCGCGACCGAGTCACCGGCGATGCTGCGAACCCTACGCATTGACGAATTCCTTTAGCTCGAGCGTCCAGTCCACGACCATGGCCGTACCATCGTCGATAACACGCCCCTGGCTCTCGCTAAGCCGATCGATCCGCCAGCGGCCCCAGTTGCGCCCCACGCCGTCGACAAGCACGTAAGGCACCCTGGCATCCACCAGCGCCCGCAGCTCGTCGAGACGGTCCATTGCAGGCCCGTACATGGCAGAGCCGCTCAGGCGCAGGGTTTCGAGGTCCTGGCCTGTCTGGTGCGACATAGGCTTGCTGGCGATGATGTCGAGGTCGACCCAGCCGCCCGAGGTTTGCCGCTCGAGGCGTTCGTAGCAGAAGCCCTTAGCCAGGCCAAACACAAAGCCGCCAATGGCCATTTGCTGTCGCATTACGCTGCACTCCCATCACCTAACGATGCACTACGCCGAACGCCAAGCGCATCGCCCGACATCATGGGCAAGAACTGCGCGCGTAACTCGGCCATGATTTTTTGCGAAAGCGCCTGGGTCGTTGCCTGATCCGCGCCGTTGACGGTAAAGCTCGGCGCGAAGGTGATTTGCCGGTTGTCCGAGGCCTGCGCCACCTGCTGCTGCACCTCCCCGGGCGATTGCAACCGGTCGACCATGCCCTGCATGAACCCGCCGATCTTGTCGCCCAGGCTGCCCAAGAGCTGATCGATCGAGCCGAGGACCCCAGGGCCGCTCGCGGGCGCCGACCCAGGCGCCGCAGACAGTGCCAGCGCCTTTGCCTCAGGCGCCGAGCCTACAGGCGCAGCACCGGGGAAACTGACCTGCCCCGCCGTCAGAGCCGGAAGCGCAAAGGGATCTGCGCTACCCGGCACAGCCTTGGCCTTGGCTTGCGCGGCCTGGGCCTGCTCCGCCTCATATTTCGCCCGGTACGCCGGGGACACGAGTTCAGCGCCAGGGAAGTCGACACGATTCGCCAACAACGCCGGCACCACGAAGGGATTCTCGCCACCCGGGCCATACTGCACGTCAGACGTCGGGCCGGCCTTGGCTTGCGCCGCCTGGGCCTGCTCTGCCTCATATTTCGCCCGGTACGCCGGGGACACGAGGTCAGCGCCAGGGAAGTCGACGCGATTCGCCAACAACGCCGGCACCAAGAAGGGAGTCTCGCCGCGCGGGCCATACTGCACGTCAGACGTCGGGCCGGCCTTGGCCTGCGCGGCCTGGGCTTGCTCCGCCTCATATTTCGCCCGGTACGCCGGGGACACGAGGTCAGCGCCGGGGAAGTCCACGCGATTCGCCAATAACGCCGGCACCACGAAGGGATTCTCGCCACCCGGGCCATACTGCACCCCTGGCGGCGCTACGGAGGCCTGCGCGGCCGCCGCAGGCGCCGCGCCGCGCGCTGCGACGTCGGCGGCCTTGGGTTCAGACTCGGAAGTGAGCCAGTCGTATGCCTGGCCACCCTTCTCGCCAAGCCACGACCCGAACTCAGACCCGCCCAGGCCGCCAATGAGGCCGCCCAGGGCGCTACCGACGGCGGTGCCAACACCTGGCAAAATCAGCGTGCCAATTGCCGCGCCAACCTGGCCACCGGCCCAAGCGCCAGCAAGGCCGCCCGCAGCACCACCGACGCCGCTGCCGACTGCCTTCGAGTCACCGGCTTGCAGGCCGTTGATAGCCTCGATGCCGGACGCCGCAACAGCCAGGGGCACGGCAACACGACCAGCAACCTTGCCGACCTTGGCCACCCGAGCGGCCAGTCGGCGCCCTCGGGATTTGCCCTTGCCCTTGCCCTTGCGCCCCGGCTCGACATCCGTGTCGCCGCCGCCACCCGCGCCGCCCGCTGATACCCGGGCAAGCGCAGCATTCAGGCGACCCACCGCGCGATCGGCATTGATCGCCGTTTGAGCGGTCCGCACGTCCAGCTTGGCCCTGGCCATCCCGGCCTTGTTGAACGCCTGGCCAACCATCAGACCCAGGAATTTCATGCCCAGCGCGCCCACCTTGAGCGCGGCCAGGCCGCCCGCTGCCACAGCGATCGCACCGGTGACGTTAGGGAAGGTCTCGCCAGCCCAGCTCAACGCGTCCACAAGCGCCCCCAGGGGCACCAGAGTGGCGTTAAGCGCGGGAAGCATGGCATTACCGACAACCGTCGTCAGTCGCGTCAGGCGAGCCGTGAAGGCGTTCCAGCTCGTGCGCGAGGTCTTCGCGACGCCTTCGGCCTCCTGCATCATCGAAGCCTGATCGCCCAGTACCGACGTTGCATACTTCGATTTGTCGGCGACCATGGCGAAGGCTTGTTGCAGCGGCTCGAGGTTCTCGATAAGCGGCTGAATCGCGCCGATCGACTCGGAACCGAACAGGCTCGTCGAGATCGCGGCCTGCTCCTCTTTCGGCGCAGACTTGATCGCCGTCAGCACCTTCATAATCGTCGCGGGCGCGTCTTTCTGCATGTCGGCCGCAAGTTTCTGCGGACTGAACCCGAGCTCCTTCCACTGCTCCTTTTTCGCCTTGGGCGCCGAGTCGCCAGCCGTGAGCGCGGCTAGGAAGTTCTTGAACCCGGTACCAGCGACCTCCTTCTCCGTGCCCGGGTTGAGCAAGGCGGTCGTCAAAGCGGCCGTCTGCTCGGGCGCCATACCCGAGGCCGAGCCGACCGCGCCGAACCGCTTAACTACGGCCGCGATGTCGGCCGCCTTGGCGTTGAAGTTGTTGCCGAGGTAGTTGGTGGCGTCGGCCAGGTCGAGCGTCTTGCCCCGGTCCAACTTCATCGAGGCTTGCCAGCCTGCCATAGTCTCGCCGGCGGTCTGCGCATCGATGTCGAACGCGGCGCCCATGGTGGCGGCATCACGGGTAAAGTCCATGATGGCCGCGCGGCGCCCCTCGGGCGTCTTCTCGTCCTTGCCGATACCGCTCTGCCCGGCCGCATACTCGATCTGCGCCAGGTCGACGGCCGTCATGCCAGCACTTGCGATCTTGCGGTCGCTGGCCAGCACCAGGTTGTCGGCTGCCATCGCCTTGATGCCGGCCGCCTGCTCGTGTTCGTCGTCCGAGAACGTGAGAACCTTTCCGACGTCCGCCATCGCGGTTTCGAGCTGCATCGCCTGATCTATTGGCCGGCTGGCCAGATAGCCCAGGGCGGCCGTCTCGACCATTTTCCCGCGCAGATCCGCGCGCGCTGCCCGGTTCTCGGACATCCGCCCCGACGCCTTGGCGACCGCGTCGAGCTTGGCTCTTTGCGCATCGAGCGCGGCCGTGGCCTGCTTGGTGTCAGCCTTTAGCCGCTCCTGCGCGTCGGCCAGCTTGTTCGTGTCAATGCCAGCCTTGCCGAGAGAAGTGGCCAGGCTCTCGAGCTGGGCGCGTTCTCGAGACTGCGCGCGCTCGAGCGACTGCACGCCGGCGCGGGCCTTGTCCTGCTGCGTGTCGAGCTTTCTGGTGGCCGTCGTGGTGGCGTCCAGCTCCTTGCCCAGCCGCTCCTGCTCGAGGCGAGCGCGCGCGACATCATCGGCCGAGGCTTCGGTCGAGGCCTCGAGCGCCTTCGTCGCAGCGGTCGCCTTGCCGTAGGCCTGGGCCAGCTCGGACGCCTTCGCCTTCGCCGCAGCCTGCTCGCGGCTTAACCTGGCCTGCTCAGCACGGGCCGACTTTACCGCCTCCTCGGTCTGCTTGACCTTTGCCGTCAGCGTCTCGAAACCCGACACGTCCTTGGCCTGACTGTTGAGCTCTCGCAACCTGGCTTGCTGGGCCTTAATCGACGCCTGCAACTTCTCGGCGCCCTTCTCGAAACTGCCGAAGGTGGTCGAGAACCCATCGACGGCCGCCAGTTTCAGGGAATACTTAGACTCGGCCACCGCCTCACTCCTGTTTCACACCGAGACGCATCAGCGCGATCTCATAACGGCGCATCGCCTTTTCGACGTTCCATTCCAGAATCTCGGACTCCGTGGCCGAATAGACCAACGGGACCACGTCGAGAATTACGTCGGTGTCACGCTCTGAAAGAAGGAAGCCGGGCGATTCAAAAAATCCCCGATGCGCTCCTGCAACAGGTTCCAGTCAGGAACCGACAGCGCCCGCACGTCGTCCGCCATCAGCTCGGCGCAGTGCGCGGTAATCCACTCGGCCCGCTGATCGGCAGTCGCCATCTTCTTCATCATCTTGACGGCCTTGATCGCAGGCATTTGCAGGGCCAGCGACTCGCGGGCGACGCCACCGGCCGACAGCGGAATCAGCAGAACAGGAAGATCGGGATCGACAGGGGCCGACTGGTAATGGGTCGACGTCTTGGTCACGTACAGGTGTACGTGCTGCGAGAGCGAGACGTAGTCCGGGCGCTTGAGGCAATCGATCGCCTCGACCGACAGGCCGGTCGCCAGGGCCGCCAGGGCCTCGAATCGCGCATCCTCGTCGTCCTCGGGGATGTTGCGCAGCGCTTCCTTGTAAGCGCCGTAGGTGAAGGGCTTGAACTCGATCTCGCGAATGGTGACCGGCTCGGAGCCAGTGACCTTGGGGTCGGCCGGGATGGTGATGGGGCACAGCAGGGTATGAACGATCGGATTCCACGACATGGGGATTTTCTCAGAGCCAGAAATAGAAAAACCGCCCAGGCGGGCGGTTTAGAAAGGGGGATGCAGGCGAAGCGGCTTAGGCCATCATCACGTTACGACGAACGCTTTCCATGTAGTCTTTGCCGTTGAACACGAGCCGCTGCGTGCGGGCATCGATGTCGACTACCTCGACGTTGTTCTCGACGCGGGTGTAAGTGCGGTTCGCGATCTCGAGGACGGTGACAGGCTTGTCGCCCATCTTGACCGTCTTCTCTTCCAGCGACTTCAACTGCCCGCCGCAGGTGTGGTAGGTCCAGTAGTCTTTGCCGTTCTGATCCTTGCCACCTTCGCGAACCTGCAACAGCACGTCTTCACCGATGCGCAGGTTCATGTTCGACAGGATCGGCAGGCCAACACCGTTCAGAGTGATCTTGGTCGTCAGGGCCTTCATCCCCTTCGCCATTTCTTCTTCGATAAAGCGACCACCACGCATGGCCTCCATATCGAACTCGAGCTTTGGCGGATCGAAGTCGTCGATCGTTTCCATCAGCGGCATGCCTTCGAGCGTCGCCGCGATTGCAATACGGGTACGGTTTGCCTGTGCCATTTAGAGCACCCCCTCGAGGAATTCTTCGATGATTTTGTCGGAAGCGTTCAGCATGTAGACCATCGTCTCGTTGGGCGCGTAGCGGCCGTAATCGATGCAGATGTACCACTTGCCGTTCTTGTAGTTTTCGGTGTTGTTGAGCTCGGGATGGAGCCAGACCTTGCCGCCCGGGATGGTCTCGTCGGCGACCAGCGTTTGCAGCCAATCGTTGATCCGCTTGAGCTCCTGATCCCAGAAGGATTTCGTCATGTTCTTGGCCATGACCTTTTGCGAACTGGCGATCAGCTTGCGCGCGAGCGAGTCATCGAGGCCGACGTAGCTGATAAATTTCCCGGTGACCGAGCGGTTACCGATCAGCGAGAAGCCGCCCAGGCTGGTTCGCGCGTAATAGCTGATCCCATAGCGGTTGAGCAGGTTGCCGTCACTGGCCGGGTCGAGGATGTTGTAGTTCACCATCCGCGACACGTCTTCGGCATTGGTAACTTGGTTGCCGGGGCTTTCCCATGGCTTGACCAGGGCCATGGCCGCGATGGCCAGGGCGCTCGGCGGCAGGAACACGTTAGCCTTTGCCGCCTTGGAGTAGACGCTCGGCATGTTGTGAACCAACAGGCACCGGTCATAACCCAGCGAGGCGCCGCCCAGGGTGTCGCTGTAGGCCGTCTGCGCCTCGATCGTGCCGTCGATGCCGTCGAGTACGACTCGCGCTCGGATCCGCTTACCGAACGACGCGAACTCGCTGGCCATGGCCTTACGAGCAGTCCAGCCCGGGGCGCCGATGATGGTCAGGTCTTCAGGCGTGCCAGCGAGGGCTTGCAGACCGAGCAACTTCCCGGTTTTCGCATCGCGGCCACCCATGACAGCGTTGAACGTGTCGTCGGCCGTGGCTCCAGGGGGCACGACAACCACGTAGATCGGCACCGTGACGATCTTGAGGATGTTCTTGACCACCAGGTACAGGGTGCCCGCCTCGGCGCCGGTTGGGTCCAGCAACTCGGCTTGCGTCAGGTTGCTGATACGGAACGGCGCGTTGCGAGGGACGCTCATGGCGGCGTTCGGCGCAGTGCCGACCAGGCCGACCACGTTGGACCCCAAAGGCCCCATGGCCTCGGGACCCTCGGTGGCATTAATCAGAATGCCGTTGTGTTCAAATTGCGGGATCTGCGGCATTACTTGGACTCCTTAGCGGCCGTCTTGGCCTTCTTTTCGTTGGCCGCTTCGGCCTCGACTTCGCTGGTCAGCTTGAGGCGACCGGCCGTGACCCAGGCGCCGGCCTCGACCTCGAGCAGGTCGAGCGTCTGGCCTTCCTCGGTCCAGTGCCCGCCCCCGCACGGGTAGCCGACGAGGACGGTGTAGTTCTGGCGCGGGTAGTCTTTCTGGTTAGCCATTCGGCTGATCTCCGGGAACAAAAAAAGCCGCTATTGGCGGCCTTGGGCGATTCGTTAGGGGTAGGGTCGCAGCGGGGGCGTTAAGAGCCTTGAGCGGCCAACCAGGCAGCGAGAGCCGTATCATCAGGACTTACCGGCCAAGCATCATCGGCCGGGGCAGTAGGGGCGACCTCGACGCGGCTCAGCTTCACGCGGTAGACCTTCCATTCCTTGAGCGCAGAGACCTCGGCGTCGGTCGCCATATCGAGGTCGACCGCGTCTTGCAAGGTGGTGATTCGGCCCGTGGCGTATTTCTCGGCCAAGGACTTCCGCCGACTGGCCTGCTCGCTTTGCGCTTGAGCCTTGGCCGCTTCGTCAACGACCCACTGCTCGTCCTGCCAGGTGTCGAACTCCGAGGCCGGCGCTTGCAGGGTAAAGGCGCCAGGCAAGGGGCCGAGTTCCTGCCACACCTGGGCGGCGCCGCTCTCCGTGCTGTACACCGTCGAGCCGCGGTAGTCCGGCACGATCTGCCAGGCCGTAGCTTGGTCGACCGCGACCGCCGCGAAACCCGCTTCGACTACAGGCGGCTCGAGCTGGCAGCTATTCGCGGGGAACAGCCAGACATCAGGCTCCAGCGGGCTTGGATCAGCCTCGCCGACCGACAGAAACTCGGCGGTATGACGCGCCAAGTTGCAGAGGCGCGGCGGCACCACACCCGGCATTTCCCACCAGGACGCCGCTGGGTCGCTCACGCGCTCGATTTCTTGATTTTCCACGTCGTATTCCTTCAATACTTGATGCAGGCCAAATAGGCCCGGTTCGCTACGCGCACTTCGCTACCACCGCTACTGCTGATATTCAGCGTGTGGGTGTGCGCGCCGCCGACTGTTGTCGTGAACGTTTGCGTGCCATCGCTCATTTGATCGCCAATCACCGCGTTCCCACCCTCTTGAACAAAGTTGGAAGTGATCTTTTCTCGGATGAATTGCGTGCTGTGCTGGTGAGCGCCGCCGTTGCTGGTCGTACCGCTGTGCGTGTGCGCCTCGTTCTGCCCGGCCTGGGTCGAGAACAGCTCACGCCCAGGGTCGGCGGCGTTCAGGCCATCGGTCCAAGCCTTGTCCACCAACTCACGGTCGTCCGGCAGATTGAACGTGGTAGAGCCGTCCCCCTCGCCAAAGGTCGTACCGATCTCGGCAAAGAGCAGCGCGTAACTAGTGCGCGAAACCGCCGCACCGTTGCGCTTCATCCAACCACGCGGCGGCCTAGTCAGGGCGAAATGGCCGACCATGCCTACGTCCCGCGCCTCAAGGGCTTTCAGCGCCGGGACCGTAGCCAGCTCGACCCAGGGCTCAAAGCCGCTGTAATCGTTGCTGTCATCGGTCCTCAGCGTAAGCCGCGTACCACCGGTAACTCCGAACTGCGTCCGCTGGCCACCCGCTTCGATCTGAAAACCGACCGCGTCATACCCGCCCGATGTGACTTCTGCACCCACGCTGTTATTGGTATACCCAAAGAACGTAGTGCCACGCAGGCTATCCAAATCAGGAAGATGCGAAGCTCGCCCGGTGCCAATGCCAAACGCCGCCAGGGCTTGTAAGAGGCCCTTCATCGTGGCGATCTGGTCGGTATTGGTGCCCACGGGTGCTGTAGGCGCCTCAGGCGCTCCAGTGAGCTTGGGCGAGGCCAAATTTGCCTTGCTGGAAAGCTCGTTGAGCATGGTCGTCGCGAAGTTCGGATCGTTGCCGAGCGCCGCCGCCAACTCTTTCAGCGTGTCCAAAGCCCCGGGCGAAGAATCGACCAGCGCGGCGATTTCCCCCTGTACATACTCGGTATTGGCGGCCAGCTTGGACTTGTCGCCCTTGGCTGGCGTCGGCACAGTTGGCTTGCCAGTGAGGCTCGGGCTTGCCAGAGGCGCCTTCAAGTCAAGAATGCCTTTGATGGTGGCGCTAAAGCTCGAGTCGTTCCCGATTGCGGCCGCCAACTTCCTCAAGGTGTTCAGCGTGCTAGGCGCCGAATCGATCAGGTCAGAGGCGGCCTCTTGAACGAATGCCGTGCTAGCCGCCTGGCCGCTATTCGTGCCCCTGACGGCCTTTGGCACCTCAGGGATGCCCGAGAACTTTGGCGAAGCAATAGGCGCTTTCCCTGCCACAACCTCCGACAGCAGGTTCAGAGCATTCAGCGAGGCCATTTCCACCCAGCTCTCGAAACCGCTGGAATCGTTGCTGTCATCGGTACGCACCTGCAACCGCGCGCCACTGCCCACAACGAACTGCGTGCGCTGGCCATTCGATTCGATTTGGAAGCCGACAGCGTCATAGGCACCAGTCGTCTCAGGCGCGCCGATAGCCTTGTCACCGAAGCCGAAGAAGCAAGTACCGCGCAGTGAATTCAAATCATCGATGAAGTTGGATCGACCGGAGGTCAGGCCGAACGACGCCAAGGCTTGCAGCAACGCCTTCATAGTCGCGAGCTGGTCGGTGTTGGTGCCGACCGGCGCAGTAGGGGCTTTCGGCTCGCCGGTGAAGGTAGGCGATGCGATATTCGCCTTTTTGCCCAGCTCGCCGACAATCGTGCTTGCAAAGTTCGGATCGTTCCCGAGCGCCGCTGCCAGCTCTCTCAGCGTGTCCAGCGCACCAGGCGAGGAGTCGATCAGAGCGGCAATTTCCGTCTGCACATACTCGGTATTGGCGATCAGCTTGGACTTGTTGCCCTTGGCCGGGGTCGGCACGGTCGGCTTGCCAGTAAGATCCGGGCTCGCCAAGGGTGCTTTCAGCTCCAGTTGCGCAGTCAACTTATCAGCCAGGGCGCTTAGGGCATTGACCGTCGAGAGCTCGGTCCATGTATCGAAACCGCTGTAGTCCTCACTATCGTCAGTGCGGATCTGAAATTTCGAGCCGCCGGATACGGCGAACTGCGTGCGCTGGCCATACGATTCGATCTGAAAACCGACCGCATCGTATGGACCAGCCTCGACAGGAGCGCCCACAGTCCAGTGCGTGAAACCGAAGAACCGCGTACCGCGCAGCACGTCCAAGTCAGCCGGGCGCGTGCTCTTGTCGTTCGTCAGGCCGAACGCGGAAAGGGCTTGGACAAGCGCACGCATTGTCGCGAGCTGGTCGGTATTGGTGCCGACCGGCGCAGTAGGGGCTTTCGGCTCGCCGGTGAGGTTCGGCGAGGCGGAGTCGGCCTTATACGACAGCAGATCGTCAACCTGGGGGGCCGTGTAGATCTGCTGGAACGCCAGGGCCGTGGTGCCCAGTACGATCGGGGCGTCGGTCTGCAAAAACCAGAACGTATCGCCGTTGCTCGAGCCTTGCTCGACGCCTACGGTCAGTTGCGGTGTGACCTCGATGCTGGCATCGGCATCGGGCGCTCGCTTCCAGGCCCCGACAGACACGATGTAGATGCCGTTCTGACTGGCCACCTTCTGATTTTTGACCAGCACCCGGTCACCAATGACCAGAATCACACCGTCGACCGTCTGCGTACCGGCCAACGTGATATTGGCCGTGGTCGCGGCCCGTACCGACTGCTTGCTATCGAGCTTGGCGAGCTCCTGGGCGACGTAGTCAGCGACCCAGGTCCGCGTAGCCTTGACGATGCTCTCGTCGACCTGAATCACCACGTTGGCGGCGTTGCTGGTCTGGAAAATCGCCTTGAGGTAGAACTCTTTCCCCGAACCAGACGTAGCCGCGACCGGCTTGTAACTCTCGGGATACTTGAGGATCGCGTACAGGATGCCCGTATCGGTCCAGACGCCCGCCTCCCGCACATAGAAGCCGCCGACGTCGTCCGGGAGCGTCAGCTCGAGGACGAGCCACGACGGATTGTCGGCGTCCTGCAGGATGGAATTGATGTCGCCGCGCCACACTTCGCGCTTGAGCGCCTTGGCTCGGGCGTCGGGGTTGTAGACCGATCCGCCACCATCACCGACCGACATTTTCGCCAGCTTGATCGGCAGGCCCTTCGCCTTTCGGTCGGTCTCATAGGCGATGCCGTCGTTCGTGAGGATCGTGTAATACTCAGCCGCCATATGCTGCTTTACTCCAACGGGTAAACGGTCGTCTTCTCAGTGCCGCAGGTAACCGAGACCCGATAGGTGGGGCTGGCCAGCGTCAAGCCTGGAAGCGAATAAGGGAGGACGGTGCAGAGTTCGGAGCAGACCGACCCGGCGCCGATGTAGTGCTTGCCAACGATGCGTTGGCCGATGGTTACGGTGATGGTGTCGCGCTCGCTCTTGGCATCCGCGAGGCGCCTGTCGAGCCGCGCGTCCATTTCGGCGCTGTAGGCACCATCCGCAAAGGCCCGCACCTCGAAGCTGTACGGCCGACCTTTGGGCTGCACGTCGTACCAGGGCGTCACCTCGGGGGTCAGTTGCAGACCCCGGACGGCGTTCTCGAGCGCGAGTCGTGTGCCGGCCTGGCGCTTGGTCGCCCAGGACAGCGCGACGGTGTCCCGCCTCTCGACCTCGCTCGCTTCGGGGTCCCACTCGCTGACGCCACGATCGGCGGCCAGGTAGGGCAAGAACTCGACAGGCGTCTCGGCCGGGTCCATCAGCTCGGGGAACGGCGGGACGATGCGCTCGAGGAACATCCCAAACCCGATGTCGATCGCCTCCTCGATGCGCGTGGACGACGTCAGCAGGGTCCGAGGCAGCTTGTCGACGTCGATCGTCATAGCGTCCTGACCTCGAGCTCGATGTCCGTGCAGTAGGGCGCTTGGTTGTAGGCCGTGACGATCGGCGCGGTTGGCTCGAGGATCTCGAGGCGCACACCGCCCGCTCCGTGCAGGGTGTAGTCGATCCAGCTTGGCTCTACCCGCGCCTCGAGGCGATGGCAGCTCTCGGCGTAGGCGCGCAGCTTCTTGGTCGCGTCTGCCTTGGTGAGGCTCGTGTCTGGCCCGGGGTTGATGTAGGCCACCGCGCGGATCTTGTAACGCTTGATAGTCGCCGCCTGGACGACCACCTCGTCGGTCTCAGGACGAACGTCGTCACGAGCGAAATGCTCACGGACAGCCTTGAGCAGATCCGCAGAAGGTGTGCCGTCCCCCTCTCGACCGAGGACCGTGACGTAAACCCGCCCCGATCCCGGCACCAGGCACCGGGCGTTGCCGTCCTTGACCTTCGCAGCCCACCCGCCGTCGTTGAAGGTGTACGTCACCGTAACCTGCCCCGGGGCGCTGGTGTCGACCTGCACGTCAGCACGGCCGCCCAGCGTCAGCACCTCGCGCCGGTACTGCATGCGCGAGCCCGCAGCCGGCGCATGCGGCGCCAGGTAGTACCGCAGCCGCGCCGCTTCGTCTGACTCCTCGGTCGGCGGCACCGGTGGGAAGGCGTCAGGGTCGCCCGCGTCGAGGACCTGCCGCTCGAGGCCCATGTCGGCCAACCGTGCGTTGAGGTTCGTACCGGTGGCCCACCACGCAAGGCCCTGCTTGATCTTGGCGTTGTAGTCCCGCGCATGCGTCTGCAAGCGCACGGTGAACGCCTCGAGCATCACGGTCAGGAGCTCGGACTCGTTCGCGAGCGAAACCTCGAGCTTGGCAGCCGTGGTGGGGTCCTTGGCGGCCACGTACTCGACGACAAAGGCCTTGAACTGCTGCAACAGCACCTCGAAGGCCTCGACCTTGACGACTTCTGGCTCGGCGAGCTGGTTTTGCCCAGGTATAAGCATACTCACGCATTCACCTCGAAATTCATTGTCCGGTTACGCCAGGTGCCCGACAGCCTGAGGACCAGGCCCGGGGCGTCAGTTCGGCGAGTGGCCACGACAACGCTCGGCTCGAAGTCGTCGATGCCGTTTGCCGGGTTGTAGAAGGTTTCGATGGCCGCGCCCTGGGCCAGGAGGAGCGTGTCGTCGCCGAGGTTCTTGGCGAGCAGGTCGAGAAGCGTCGTGCCGTATTCAGGCCGCTTTACGCGCGTTCCCTTGGGCGTGGTAAGTGCCCGCGTGGCGCGCTGGACGAACTGCTGCCAATCGTCCACGGCCGCTCCCGTGGAACGATCAATGCCGATCATCAGGTGTGTCCTATGTTTACGCCGTCGTGCAGCACCTTGCCGCCGATATGCACGAAGCCCGCAGGCGTCAGCCTGAAACCCACGGCGCCGAGCATCACTTCAACGCCGAGCTGGTCGGCCTTGATCGAGAACGGTCCGTTTTTCCAGGTGTAGGCGTGCATCGCGTGGTCGTAGCTGCTGGTTGTGCCGTCTGGATAATTCCGGCAGGTGACGTTCGGATCAGCCGAGGCAGGCGGAAAGGCCGTCGAAGCGATGCCGGGTAGCGCGATGGTCTGCTTGCCGCTGTCGCCCCCGCCGTAGTTCAACAGCAAGCACTGTTCACCAGGCGACGGGTGACGCGACTCGCTCAGCGCGCCGGCCGCAGGGTTGAGGTAGGGCACCGAAGGCGTCTTCAACTCGCCATGACTGACCGTGGCCCGGCCGGTGGCCGCGTCCACTTCGCCAAACGTGCCGATGCGAATAGACCCTTCACCACAGCGGCGCAGGTCCTCGAGTTCCTGCTCGACCTCGAGCAGGCGGTCGACCAGCGGGGCGAGCAGTTGCCGGACGTGCGCGTCGAGCAGGTCCATCATGGCAAGGCCTCCCCGATCGGCTTGTACTGGGCCGGGTCGTCAAGGCTGGTCACCTCCCACGCATAGGCCACCAGGGGCAAGCCCTTGACCTCGGGATCGTCCATGAACGGCTTACCGAGGCTGATCCACTGCGTAAAGCGCGTGCCCCAGGCGTTGTAACCGCCGTCGCCGACCTGAAACATCGACGGGGCGCTGTGCTGGTCCTCAGGCACACCACATTGCACGCCCGGCAGGCCCCATCGGTTGTCCTTGACCAGGCGCTCGAGGCAGGTGGCCAGGTTGACCGCCTCTAGCGTCGAGTGCTTGCGCCACCGCGCGACTACCGCGTGCAGCGTCACCGACACTTGGTGACCGTGGCGGCCGTCATTGCCGCGCAGCGCAGGCCCCGTGCCCTCGATCTCAATCAGCACCGTGGCGTCGGAGACCTCACCCGAAAAGTCGTCGTAGTTGCCGACCGACACGCCCAGGCCAGCGGCCAGAATCGCGTCACCGATCGCAAAGAACAGGTCAGACGGATTGTTGAGCTCTTGATATGACATATCGGGCCTCTTGCTCGAACAGGTCGACGAAGCGCTCCATGGCCCGCTTTTCCCAGCGTTCGAGAACGCCCAGCGCCGGCCCGTCCCAGTCCTCGGTCACACGCTCAAGCGGTAACCGCTCCCGCCCCTTGCGGCGAAAGACCATGGCGGGGCCGTTCTTCATCTGGCCGATGAACGCATCTTCGTAGGTGCGGTGCCGCACGGAGACGCCCGCCTTTGTTTGACGAAGCGGCCCCAGGTAGTGAACCGAGATCGGCTGTAGGCCGACCCAAACCTTGATTTCACTGCCTGAGGCGCGCGTGAAGATGTTGTAGCGATGGCGCACCGGGCTTTGAACGACGCCAAGCTGCTTGGCGATCTCGCGGGTGCTGTGCGTGCGTAGCCACTGGGCTACCTTGCGCAGCGCGCGGGCCGCAGCGAGATCAAGATCCCGCTGCAAGCCGTTCAGGATCTCAGGAACCCGGTGTACCGCCTCGCTAACGCTTAGGTTGAGATGAAAGCCAGCCATGTTGTGCAGGGTCCTTTACGCGCGCTTCGCGGTCACCGTAGGGCACCAGCACCATCAGCGACCGGAGACGGCCGTGGGGGCTGACATCGGTGATCGAGAACTCTCGGTCGCTCTCGACGACCTTGGCCAGGTGCCAGTCATCCGGCACGTCCTCGTTGCTCACTTGCAGCACGCGCTGATTGGCCTTGGCGCGGATCTGCGCGGCGCCGACGTTGGTGCCCTGGCGCAGCATCACGCCAAAGGCCGCAGGGTCGCCCCACATGCCCAGGACCTTCTCGATCTGGCCACCGGTGCCCACGATCAACACCTCGCACCCGAACTCCTCAGGGTCGAAGAAGTCCGCCAGGTCGTCGGCGCCGATCATGCGCCGGCCTTGGCCGGCTTGGCCTTCTTCTCGAGGCCGGCCAGCTCAGCGACAAGCACTGCGTGCTTGTCCTTGAGGGTCACGAGCTCGGCCTCGAGCCCGTCGCGCTGCTTGGCGAGATCTGCGACGACTTCTTTCGCTTCGTCCCGCTGACCCTCCAGCGCCTTGAGTTCGGCCGCCGCAGCCTCGAGTAATGCACTGGTTTCATCGGAGGCGACCCCCTTGGCGCCTTGGAATTTCTGGACTTCCTGCTCGGTCGCATCACGAGCAACGCCCGCCGCCACCATCGTGTTGCGGTCGTTGCGCGTGACCTGAATCGAGGCCCCGACTGGATAATGCTTGCCGGCCACGAATGCACCGCGGATCAAAACGACCAGGTACAGCGCGGCCGAAATGGCTTGGTTCATCACTTTCCCTCGTGAATAAAAAAAGGGGCCGAAGCCCCATTCCAGCCCGCAGAGGAGCGCTTACGCGATCGCTTTGCGCAGCACGTTGAACGACTGCAAGCGGCGGACGTTGGTGTCGACGTCTTGGAAGACGCGCAGCACCAGGCCGTCGCTGCCCGCCAGCTTCGCGGTGTCGACGTTGATGTCCATCACACCCCACAGCGCGGTGATGATTTGCGACCAGTCGCCGAAGATCCACGCATCACTTGGCACCTGATTGCTGGCGTAGGCCTTGTAGCCGTTGACGGTGTTGTCGCGGTCCCACAGGCGCTCGCCAGTGTTGGGGAAGACCTGCGTTTTCTTCGCCGAGCCGCGCTGGGTCGGACTGGTCAGATAGGCCATGCCCGATTCGTCAGCGTTGGCAACCGCGATGGCGGTTTCCATATCGACGATATGATCCCAGCTCACCGACTTGTCGTAGGTGGAACCAGGCAGCCCGATTTGCTCGATCAGGCCCAGCGGCTGGTTGTCTTTGCCGTTGCCGGTGAGCTGCGCCTTGTCGATGGCAACAGCGATACCCTCGATCATGTCCTGACGCATCAGGTTCTCGACCGACATGCTCGATTGCTGGCGCAGGCGGCGAGTTACAGCCAGCGCGCCGGCGATGGTCTTGGGCGAGAGGGCCATGGTCGAGAAGTCGAAGTCGGAGAAGTCCGGCTCGGAGTTCTCGCCAGCGAGCCAATAGAAATTGGTGCCGCTGGTCTTACGCGGGATGGCCAGGTCGCCTTGCAGGCCACTCAGCACGCGCGCACCGAGCCGGCCGATCATCGCCTTGTTGCGCAGCACGTCGACGAACTGGTCGACGCGCAGCTCGGTATCTACCAGCACGCCACCTTTGCCCGGGGTGCCTTTCTCGAGCTGACGCGAGAACACGACCTCGTGCGGCACGTACAGGCCGCGCGCCTGCTTCTTCGAGGCGTCGGCGATGGCCAGGGATACGCTGCGCTCGAAGCCGGCTTCTTTCCAGTTGCCGGTTGCCATGGCGTTGATGGCGCGCATCAGCGAGTAGGACTTGATTTCCTTGTCTTGGATGCCGAGCTCGCGCATGTTCTGGCCGGGCTGCATGAAGTTCGGCAGCTCACCATTGCCGCTGGGCGATGGCGCAGCACTCAGCGGGGCGCTCGTCGCCAGGTTGGCGAGCAACAGCGAGCGCATGCGGTCGACGCTGGTGCCATCAGCGATCGCCTTTTGCGCCAGCTCTCGCTGACCATGCGTCTCGCCCAGGGCGTAAATATCTTGGGCTCGTTGGCGCTCGGCCAGGGCCGGGTCAACGACTGGGGCCGGATTGCTACCGGTGTTTTCAGCGGACATCGAATTGCCTCGGATGGTAAGAGTGTGGGTTTTTGGTGCGGCCCGGCCATGGCCGATCGTTGGATCGGCGGGCACGGAAACGCTGGAAACCTCATAGGGCTCCCAGGAAACGACGCGGTAGTAGAGAACGCCGTCGACCTCGCGCTCGGGCCTGGCCATGTACGCGAAGTAGGAAATGGAGAAGTTGGTACGGATGCCGTCGACGAGGTCGAGCCAGACCTCCTCGGCCCGGGCGTGGCGCGAGAACCTGATCCTGGCCCGCAGACGCCGATCGTCCGTAAGCCAGACCTCCTCGACCTTGCCGATCTGGTTGCCACGGTCGTGGTCCATCAGCAAAGGCGCATCGCGCATGCGGGTAAAAATGATCGAGCTCGCCGTATGGTCGAGGATCTCGAACCCGAACTCGGTCTCGACGGGGAACTCGCTCGAGATCGAGATCTCGACAGTGCGCGCCTCGAGGTCGATGGTCTGCTGATCGACATCCATCGAGCGGCTACCCGGCCCGGCCATCATCGAGCGGCTATTGCCCCCGACAGCCAGGCTAAGCGCCGTTGGATCACTCGGCATTGACGAGGGCTGCGTCGACTGCATCGGCTGTCGCCTCCTTTGGTTGGGGAGGCAGCAGGCCACGGGCTTGCATTTCCTTCTGCTCGCGCTCGAGCTCCTCCCAATGGTCATCTGGGTCAATACCGGCCTGGCGCAGGTAGTAACTGCGCGTCTTGGTGCGGTTATTGATGCTTTCGGTTGCGGCCTTGGAGTCTTTCAGCGGGTCGACCCAGTCCCAGCCGCGCGGAATCCAGCACAGCTCGGAGTAGCGATCGGCGTGGCGCGGTGGCAGCTTCAATGCGCCCTTGAGGGTGGCCATGGACAGGAACCCGGCCCCGATGTCATCGAGGATGGAATCGATAACGAATCGCTGGGTGTTCTTGTAGAAGTCGCGCTCGTCGAGCTCGCCGCTTCGCAGCGACGAGAAACTCACGCCCTCAAGGTCATGCGCCAACCGGTTGTAGCTCGGCCCGAATCCTGCCGCGATACCGCGTAGGCTCTGCTTGGTGAAGGGGGCAAACTGCGTCGGCGAATTGCTGCTCAACTGCTTGTATTTCAAGCCGTAGGGGACGACCTGCGTCGAGCCGATCTCGATTCGCTCCTCGAGCTCGACGTCTTCCTCGTCGTCGCCTGGCGGGTCCATCCATTCGGCATCCTGCTCGAGGACGCCGGTCAGCTTCGCGCTCATTTCCGACTTGACCAGCTCCGCGTGACGGTACTCGTCGAGGTGGTGCAGCTCCGCAGCCGAGGCATGCGTCCACGTAAACCCGCGCGACTGGTGAGGCCGCCAGGGCTCGAACGTGTGGACCAGCTCGCTAGCCGGCACCCGTTCGTACTGCTCCTCGGGGCGCTGGTAGATGTCCCCGGGGTGCTGCTTGAACAGCCAGTAGGCGACGGGCCGCTCCCACTTGTCGCGCTCGACACCCATGCGGATCGTGTTGCCGTTGTCGAGCAGGTTGTTGAGATCCAAGTCGAGACGGTCGATCTCGAGGATCTGCAACGCAAAGCCCCACCGGTTCGGCCAGTTGCGCAAGAGCCGCACCATGACTTCACCGTCACGCGCGAGGCACTCGACCCAAAGCTGCATGAACGTCGTAAAACTGTACGTGCCAGTCACGTCGCAGTTGCCGCGCTTGCAGAACCGCTTCCACTCCTTCTCGATCAAGCGCCGAGACTTACGGTCTGGCTCACCGTTGCCGAGTACCGCTTTCGACTGTAGGGCGATCCCGTGCGCGCCAATGACGTTTTGCTTGAGCAGGCGATAGAACCGCTTGGCGTAGGGGCTATTGATTGACTGCTCGCGCGCCCTGGCCCGCAAGGTGACGTGGTCGCGGTAAATGTCTTGGTTTGCGTCGCCCTGGCTGCTGCGCAGGTCCCAGGAGTCCGTTAGGCGACCCCGCTTGGCCGCTGTGAAACTTCGCTGCCCGCGCGCCTTGGATAGCACTGGCTCGACACGCGCAGGCGGCGCAGGCCTGGCCGACCCGCCCAAGGCCCCGAGTGCTCGCTTGAACAGGTTCATAGTCAAAGCCTTACGTTAATCCGACGCCGCATGGGCCGACGGTTGTTTTGCTGGGCCACTTCGCGCCGGTACTTGGTGCGCAGCGCATCGAGGCGCTCGATGGGGATGCGATCGAGGCGCATGCCGTCGATCTGGTAGCTCTGCTGGTCTTTGGGGAGGCGCTTCTCGAGCGCCGCCTCGACCAAGGCCAGCATCCGCCGAGCGTGGCCGCGCGTGTCTACGTCGCCGGCCGCTGCGAGGTCCTCGACCACCGAGATTTCACCCCGGGCCAGCGTGTGCCGGTCTTCTCCGCGCTTGGCGTAACAGGCCCAGCGGTAAATGCCGGCCGGCAAGCTGGCGGCCTGGGCGGCCGAGAGCTCGAACCGGTACACCGGGCCACCTGTCGCGGTGATGTCGAGCGATGCCAGGCCACGAAGGACGTACAGCAGTTCCCAGCCCGCCTCGGGAAGACAGGCAGGCGCCTCCCTCACCCAGGCGAAAGAGTCGCCGGCGATCAATTTTGTCGGTTCCATGGGTCAGAGCTTCCGTTTAACTTTGAAGCGGGGGCGCTTCTTGGGGGCCTCGGCTACAGGCGGCGACGCTGGGGGCGCTGGGGAGGGGTCAGGCGAGGCCGGAGCCTGCACGACCACAGGGGCCTCCTCGAGCGCCTCGCCCTGGGCGACCCTAATGGCCTGCTTGAACTGCGCAAGCGTGAGCGCGCCGCCCTTGCGGCGATCGAGCTTGTCGCGCCGAGCCATGACGTACTGCATGGCCTCGCAGTCGAGGTAATGGTTTTCGCCGACTTGGGCGAACTTGCCTTCACCCTCGCGCCACTCCTCGCCTACCAGTTGCTTGCAGTAGTCGTCGGTGACCTGCTGGTGCAGCACCCAGAAGCCCGAGCGGTCGTCAGGTCGACCGAAGCGGCTATGCACCCACCGCTTGGCCATTGGCGAGTCGAAGGCCCAGCGGGAGTCGCCGCGCTTGCGCACCTTGCCTTGTTTGTTCTGCTCGACGTTTTCTTTGCGGTAGAACATCCCGAGCCGCTCGCGGCCTCGCAAGGCCACCGCGCGGCCCTTGTGGGCATGGATGAAGGCGTACACCTTGTCATCGCGGTACCCGATGTCGATGCCCGTCTCGGAGATAAAGTAGCCGTCGTATTCAGTATCGATCAGCTCGCCTAGTTGCTCCCATACGGCATCCTGATCGGTCTCGCCCCACAGCTCGCCGTGTTCGACGAGCGCCGAGCTTTCCGCCGCGTACCAGGCCCGTACCACGTAGACGAGCCGGTTTTTCTGGACGTCGATCGTGCAGTAAATCTTGAGAGGTGCCATCAAGATCGACCGCTCAGGGTAGCCCCAGCGCATCGCGCGCACTTCCTCCCAGCTCGGCACGTCACCAGACTCGGCGTAGCACTCTCCGAAACCGGTGTTGTAGACGGCCAGCAGCTTTGCCGGCGAGCCGGAGAGCTTCGCGGAAAGGAGCTTTTTCGCCAGGAACCCGTAGGATTTCTTGACCGCGAACGAGCAAAGCCCTGAAACCCATATCGAATAGGTCGTAAAGCCAGCGGTGTCGGCTTCACCAACGATTTTTCCGTCTGCCGTGATGGACTCGCCAGGAGCAACCGCTACGCCCCGCTTGTTCATCCAGGGCCGCCACTTGTCCTCGATCTGGCACCCGCTACCCGGGCATTGAAGCCGCGCATGCCGAAACGCTTCGTCGGGCGTGCACTCCTCGGCGCTATCCTTTCCAGGCCACCAGAGGAGGTGGGAGGAAGGGATAAAATACTTGCTGCACTTGGGACAGGGGACCGCCCACTCGTGACGGGTCCCGCTCTGCCACAGCTTCCACACCGCCGAGCCGATCGCCTTGGGGTCACCCACAGACCAGTGGTAAAGCCCAGTGCGTGAGTCCTCACGGCGATCCACTTTCCCGTGCGTGGGCGTTGCGGTGTAGCCGACTTTCGAGTCCGCGTAGGCATCGCCCCGGGCCTCGATAACCTCAGTCGAATCGCCCTCGCTGGTGTTCACGATCCGGTCAACCTCGTCGACCATCACCAGGCCAGCAGAGTCGGCCGACATTTCGGTCGGCGATCCTGCCCACACGAACCGGAATTTCGCACCTGCAAACCACTTGGTCATCTTGGTGCTGATCGCTTGATCGAGCTTCTTCCACAGCGAGGCGCACTCGCGGAACATCGCCATAAACTTCGGCTCGATCGTGCTTTCGATCAGGGGACGAGTCGGCGCAACGTACAGGCATGGCGTCGGGTCTTCGTCGAGCCGCTGGCCTATGACGTTCTCCATCGTCACCGACTTGCCCATCTGCGTTCCCATGACGAAGACCACCCGGGAAAAACAGGGCTGGGCAAACGCCCAGGCAACCGGTTTCATGTAGGGGTTCGTATCGGGGTCAAACGGGCCGGGGATAGGTGAGCCGGGCGGCATCACTCGCTTGGCGCGCGCCCATTCATCACTCGCCCTCGGCAGTGGCGCATCCACCATCGCCGCTTGGTGGTGAATCGAAGCCGTCAATTTGCGTAGCGAATGCTTGTGCGCGCTGTTCAAGCCGCTCGGCAGTAGCCGCCCGCACTCGCCGCGTTTCCTCAAATAGTCTTGCTCGGATTTGGGCAGGATCATCTAGTACCGCCAGGTCAGAGGCACACCGGCTTGGCAGCGAGTCGAGCTGGGTGGCATAGACGGCGGCGATGCTGGTGGCCAGGGAGATAACCGCCTCGATCGGGACGAGACGCCCTCTCGCCGCGTCGATTTCGATCTGTAGCTTTTCCCGGCGCGCACGCTTGAGTAACCGATCCTCTGACTTGGCGCTGCCTGGCGCGCCTTCTTCGTCGTCTTCGTCGTCCGATGCGTCGTGCGCGGCGCGAGCGATAAGCCAGTCGATGGCCTGCTCGCTGTCGATTTGCAGGGGGTTGCCTTTGCCGCCGCCGCCTGCAACTGGTAGGCCGTCCTCAATGAGTTTGCTGACCCACCGCTCGGACTTCCCTATCAGGTCAGCCAGCTCCTTTCGGCTGATAATCTTGCCCATGGAGAAAGGACCTTGAAGGGTTGAACGTATAAACGTAAAAGCGCATTTGGTCCTTTGCGCTTTTACGTTTTTACGCTTTTACGTCAATGCGCAAAGCCGCGCCGCCGCTGGCCTCACGGTCAGGTGGGTCGCTGGGCGGTAGGCTTTGGGTATTGAAGAAAGGACTGTAAAAAATCACTCAACCACGCGCGAAACTCGCGGTGTTTCGCCCCGTGAAGGGGAGGGCACCCGGGGAGGACCCACGCCGCACCGGCGCACCACGACGGTGCACCAGGCCGGCAGGCCGCCCCTGCCCCGACTGACCGCCGAGGAACGACCTGTCGATCGCCTCCTCGAGGACCTGGCGCGCGAGAGCCTCGAGGACGCTGTCGCGTTCTTCAGGCTCCATTGCATCCAGGGCTGCGACGGTGGCGGCAGAGACGCGACAGCCACACGACAGACTCACTCCGATGCCCCCGCATCCTGTGAGTCAAGGCGGATTGTCGCTCTCGATCCAGACAGCAGGCGGTCAACGATCGCACCTTGCGTCTTATGCAATCCGTCAAGATAAGCGAGCCACTCAGTGTCGACCAAACCCGGGTGCGGCTTCGGCCGATCCATTGGTGGAATGCTGAACAAGTGCGTGTGTGACCCTGCCTGGCACAGCGAAGGTTGGCGCGAGCATGCCGGTATGGCTTCGCCCTCGGTAGCGCCCAATACCATGACGCTTTCCGGGCGATCTACCACAAGAAAGCAATGCTCGTGGCCCCCGTACCGACCGGCACCGTGACTGTGCTGCCTGCTGGCGCAATCCTGGCGCGCCTGAGAAGGGCAATCGACCGAGTGCTTGTGCAGCTCGTTCGGCTCGGCCTGCGACCCGAGAACAGTTCGGATCTGCTTGAGCGCTGCGCTTGCCTTGCCTTGGCGCGCTTCATGGAGCGCCTGAGAAAGGCGGTAACCCTCGTGCTGCCGGATCGCCTCGCGAGCCAGGTCGCGCGCTCTCGAGATCGCCATTTCGATACGGAGCGACGGGTTGAAGTTCTCAGGGCTCGCGCAGCCTGAAAGCCCCGTCGCCAAGATGAAGCCACTTGGCAGCAGCGCCACAGCCTCGGCCTGGAAAGTGCCCTGAATGACACGGGTGTCATAGGTGACCGTAGCGAGAATCTCCTCGACCATGGCCAGGGTCACTCGAGGACCTGGCACGCCCAGGTCGGCGAGAGTTTCTTCGAGCTTGCGATCGGCGTCATTCATGGCTCTTGCCCTCCAAGGCGGCTTTGACTTTGCGCTGCCAGGCCTGCAAACCGATCAGTTGGTTTCGGATGCCGTGGCAGGTGGTGTAGTTGTCGGTGATGGTTTCGGCTGCGGCAGAGAGCGCAACTCCGGCGGGCTCTGCATCAGCAGGCTCGGCGGGTCCGGGAAGCACGTTGGCAGCGGCGCCGTCGTGCAACCGGACAAAACCGCGAGTAAGAGTGCAGGATGCATCAGCAGCCGGAGTGACATAGACGAGAACCTCTTTGGTGATGGTCTTGCCGGTCTTGTAAATGACCCGATCGCGGTCGACGTACTCGGTGACCACGACGTCGCGAACGGTACCGACCGCCTTGCCCTGCTCGAAGGCCTCGCGCAGGCTCACGACTTCCGCGTCCCTGGCTTTGGATTTTTCGCTGTCCCGGCCAGAGGCATAGCCGGCGACGTACACCCAGGCCAGAACAGCCAATGCGCTGACAAACGCCACGATGAATCGAGTCATAAGCCCACCAGAAACAGAGACCGCTGTAGCTCGCGGCGAGTTGGGATGCCCTGGCACTTGTTGGCCGGTACGCGGCAGTCCAAGCCGGCGACATACGTCCAGCGGCGAAATTGGTCGGCCGCCTCGAGCCACTTGCCGGCCTTGGCCAGCCTGTAGAGCGTCGAGTTGCGAAGGGCCGGAGCGCCGAGGTTATAGACGAAGTCGGCAAGCGCGATCTTTTGCCAGATGGTCGCCTCGGGGAAGTGCTGCATCACGAAGTCAACCGCGCCGGAAAGGTCGCCTCGCAGGTAAAGCGCGCACTGCTCAGGGCTGGCCACGTCGCCTCGGCGAACGCCCTTCGTATGCCCTGTACAGATCGTCCAGACCCCGCCAGTATCCGGGTAGGCCTGATAGACCGTTCCCTCCATTTCCGGCGTCAGGATCATCAGGCCGGCCATGATGGCGGCCCGCTCGACTGGCGCCGGTAGGCCGGTCGAATTGACGGTGAAGCCTGCCGCCGCAAGCGAGAGTGTCACAGCGGCAACGATGCGCTGCACCAGGTTCATTTAACCCCCTTGGCGCGGCGCGCCTTGATAAACCGCCACAGTGGGAACAGCCATTTGCTGCCCACGAAATGAACGATCAGCAGGCCCGAATAGGCAGCGGCCAGCACATAGGCCCACTCCATCGCGGTAAGGCCGCCGATAACCACGCTCGCGGCGAACGGGGCGGCCTTCGCGACCTCAGTGCCAATCGAGACGTTTGCAGCCGTGGTAACGACTTCCCTGCCCATATCGGGCCTCCAGAAACGACAAAGCCCCGCTCAATGGCGGGGCTCAGTAGATAGTGGCCAGGCTTTCCCGGCGTGTAGAAACGCGAAAGCCCGCAACTTGGCGGGCTTTAACGGTTTTATGACAGCGTGTACATAATGCCTTTTTTATCTAAATTCTGTCAACCCTATTTTCTATTGCAGAGCAGCTTGGGCGTTCTTAAATGCCTGGATGCACGCCCATGCAAGGTAAGAAGAAAGACATGCCACAGCGAGAATGCCGACCAAATACGAGGCCTGGCCTCGAGTGCTGGCCAGCACGCGGTAAGTTCCCCAGGCAGCGCACGAAGACAAGAACACGGCCCCGAAAAGACCACCCAGCCCCACAATCCCAATACTCAGCAGCGAGAACAAATACTCGATGCTGTACGACTCGCAATGACTCATAAAAAAACGCCTATAGTGTCTGGTCGGACGACTATAGGCGTTTTTACGTTTTTACGCAAATACGTTTTTACGCTTTGACGTGTCTATGCTCTCGCATCCAGCCCGCGACAGCACCCTCGAGCGTGGCGTAGCCAACGTCGGCGAAGTTGCAGGCCTTGCAGCCGTATCCCCATTGTCCGCCCGCCTGAATGAACCGTGGCCGGCCTTGGGCCTTGCAGCTATGCCGAGGGAGGTCGGCATCGTTGACCAGCTCCCAGGACATCCACGCACGCGCCTCGTGGATGGCCGCATCGCCTCGAGCCTTGCACTCAGGACAGACGACCATCATGCGAGCCGTCGCGGTGTCCTTGCGCAGCACCGGGGCGGTGCCGCAATGGATACAGGCCATCAGTCGTAACTACTTGGGCTGCACGAATCGCCGGCCGAGTTCGAGCTCGACCCCGCATCCGACCAGTTGCTCCCGGAGTCGCACGAGGCGTCGCTCGAGCTGGTCGCGGGGCTTGAGCGACTCGGCTCCTCGGTCACAGGATAGGCAGTAGCCTGCCCGAATGGTCCAATGGGATTGAGGGGATGTAGGGGGTGTGACCACGGTGCATTCGCAGAGGACGAGGCTACGGGCCAGCCGGAGGTTGCCGGTTGCGAGCAGTACGGCGGCCTCGCCGGTTTCGAGCCCGAGGCCGACGCTTTTTTTCGCCCGAATCGCCGCTTGAGTGCTTGTATCAGCTTCACTTTCTTCACCTGTTGGGCCGACACCTCGGCCATCGATAACGTAGTCGAAGTCGCCCAGGGCTTTTGCCAGGGCCTCGAGGGCGTCCCGGTCGAGTCTCTCGACCTGCTCGGCGTAGAGCTTCCACCGGGGCGCCCACTGGACGTCGTAGTTCCCGCGCTTCACTTGAAGCAAGTGCATCAGTTTTTCGCTGTCGTGAATCTCACGGCCGCTATTCATGCGTGCTTTCCCGGCCTGCGTGGCCAGGTGCGCCAAGGCGCGGATGTTCTTGAGGGTCTTGGCCTGCACCTTGCCGAATAGCGGCTCTGCACGCTTCCACAGGGCCACGACGGCCCCTTGCTCGTCGTCCCATTGCGACGAGTCGCCGTAGGCATAGCGCAACCACTGCCCATACTCAGGGGCCAGGCTACCAATGGCCTTGATAACGTGGGCGTCCTGATAGGCGAACGGACCCAACAGAACCGCGCCCTTTTTCTTGGCGCGCGTCTCGGTGGCGTGCAGGCGCGTGGTAACGCGCTTGAGGTCCTCGGCGCCTCGAGTCTTGCGGTCGGCATCAGTTAGGCCGGCCGGGCGGCAATCGCGCGTACCTTCGGTCGTGTAAGGCGTTGGGCCTGGCCGGTCCCGGTCTTCGGCGAACGACGAGCCAAGGAACGAGGCCAGGACAAGGTCGCGCATCGAGCTGACGACTTGCGCGTCGATGGCCCGAGGCTTGACCCGGGGCGCCTTGATGGCCGGGATCGGGGCGGTTGGCTCGTCGACCAGAACGAACGAGGGGCCACCCTGCGGGAGGGTCGACGCTGTCCCGGACCAGCCCATCGACAGTGTTTCACGCGCGGACATTGACTACCCCTAGACGCTCGGCGATGGCCTGGCAGTGAGTGCAGAGCGTCACGCCCGGTACCGCTGCCCTGCGTGCTGCTGGAATAGGAGAGCCGCACCCGCAGACCTCGGCCGAAACGGCGTGAGCGAGCAGAGCCAGGCGGCCCAGGCGAGCGGCTGCAAAGGCGTCGGCGGCCTTGAGTTCCATATCCGCAGCGAAGTCGCATTCATCGGCCATAGTGCAGCCCTCCGTCCTTGAGAATGTTGGGCAGGTTGATAACCCACTGAACGGCCCTGTCCATGTCGAGCAAAGCGAAGGTTTTCGCCAGCTCCTCGAGGGTGTCTTGAGCGTACGACACCACGATCTGACGGCCGCGATAGCGCAGCTCAGCCCGGATAATCAGGTTGGGAGAATCCGGGTTCTCGCCCTGCTCGTTGACCAGCACCACGACAGCGTCGGGGTTGATCCGAAAGACCTTGAGCCAATCAGCCATGCCACACCTCCGGCAACGTCTCGTGACTGGTCATCGCAGCGAACGCGACAGGGTCGCGCTGGTGCAGCTCGAACAGGCGATGGATGGCGTTCGTAATGAGCTCCATTCCCTCGGCATCAGCCTTTTGGCAGATGGCATCGAACTGACTGGCTGTTGCCCCGTACAGCTCGCCCTTGAGCGATCGAGCGCCGAGGCGCTCTGCGCGATCCTTCTTGCGCTGCGCCGCCGACTGCTGACGCTTGCGATCTTGCTCGCGGATAGCGTCAGTACGCTCCGGGCGCTGGCGCTTTGCCTTGGCTGGCTTTGCCTCAGACCCGGCCACGAATCACCTCCACGACGCCGCCCAGTGTGCCCAGGGGGCCGGCCGGCAGATTGACGCCGGCACCGGTGGCCAGCGCAACCAGCTCGCCGAGAATGGCGCCTGCCGCCTCGAAGCCCTTCTCGATCATTTCTGCCGCCGCATCGCGGTCTTCGCGGCAGTAACGGCCGTCCTGCGCAGGCTCGGCCGCTGCCTCGAAGAACTGGCCGCATTCGATCATCACATGGGCAATGCGCGCTCGGGTCGACTCGACCCCATTGATCGCGCGCAGGGACGGCCGCAGCACTGGCACCATGCCTGCCATGATTTGCAGGTCGTTCACGATCTCGGTGCGGTACGGCTCCGAAACGCAGTTGACCCAGGCCCATTTCCACTCGAGCGGGAATGGCTGCGAGCCGTTGAACAGACGATCAACACGCTGACGCCACGCCTTGCGGCGCCGAATGATGTCGTCAACGCCTTCTGCGCTGGGCGGGACCTCGACCAAGTCTTGAGCCTCGAGGGCGGGAGCAAGGCGCTCGTGCGCGAAGCGCTCCATGGACATTTCGGAGTTCTGGAACCAATGCGCGGTGTGCCCGAGGATGATCTCGGTTTCGGTCTTGCGGCTCATAGCAGCTTTTTTTCTCGGAATGCGGGGGATGTTGAGTTGTCTACATTCTCGATATACAGAGAAAAAATTGCAAGACAATTCCCGGATAGAGAGTGGATGTCGACGGCATCCAGAGAGGACAATATGTGCAAGGAGGACAACGTCCATATGAGAAAGCCAATCACCATCGGTCCCGCCGTCAAGCGGCGGCGACAAGCCTTGGGCTGGACGCTGCAACGTGTCTGTGATGAAACCGGGGGCGCGTTGTACACCGGTTATCTGAGCGACATTGAAAAGGACAAATCGAACCCGACCATCGACAAGGCACACGCCATTGCCTCGGTGCTGGGCACGACGATCGATGAACTCATTCAGGAAAGCATCGGCAGCGACGTGGCCAGGGCGCCGACAGAGCATGCGACCCGCGCCCCTGTTCTGCCGTGGGAAATGGCCGTCGAATGGGTGCAAAACCCTGATATTTCAAGGCTTCCAGGCGGTACGCCGTGGGAGGTTCCTCTCGACAGCAAGAGCCGACGCGGCTTCTTCCTGCGCCTGAACGACGAGTCGATGCACGCACCGGCCGGGCCTGCCTTCCCTAACGGGGCGCTGATCTTCGTCGACCCCGAGCTGCAACCGCAGGTGAACGACTTTGTCGTCGGTTACTGCGACGATCCGACCGCGCCGACCTTCAAGAAGCTGGTCAAAAGCGGGTCACAGCACTACCTGCAAGCGCTCAATCCACAGTTCCCCGTGGTTCAAATCGATGGAAATTTCCGCGCGATTGGGGTAGTGATAGGCATGTCTATGAGGACGGCAAGAGGCCTCATTCGATAAACAGACAAAGCGGTTTCACTGAATAGAGAGAAACGGATAGACTAGCGCTCGACCGCTAGTTTTCTTTTTCGCGCAAACGCAAAAAGGCCGGGGTTACCAGCCCCGGCCTTTTCGCTTGATCTACCCCGAAAGGATGACCCTAACCATCCACCTGTAGCATCGAGATTCCTGTTTTAGCGGGCAGGTCTCACGATAGGCAAACGGCGCAAATACTAATCTAGCGTCGCCAGTTTAGGGTCATCCGGGAGCGAGTCAAGCCAATGCGTTTTTGCGCTTTTGCGTTTTTACGCATAGGGGCAGAATGGACACGAAACACCCGAACGCCTTGGCGGCGTTCTATCAAGACCGGTTCCACTCCCGACCGGAGGACCTGGCCGACTACTGCTACGCCGAGATCAATTCGGAGGCGGCCGACGTCGGCCTCGATTGGTCGTCTATTTGCAATGCCGTGAGATTCACGGCAAAGGCCGGGGAGTCGAAGCACCGGGGCAAGATCAAGCCCACGGACAAGAAGCACCAGGGCAAGCTAATGGCCTGGGCGGACCTGCGCACGGTCCGGCTGAACGACGGCACCGAGATCGAACTCCCGTTCCTCACCTTCAACAACAACAACCACGTTATTGGCGCAAGCCATTGGAGTGGCTGGGATGCGCTGCTCAAGCTGTTCCGCCTCCAGGGCGGCACCGTTCCAGCCGGCGAGCAAGAACGCTGGCGCAAACAGCAGGCCGAGAAAGCGGCCAAGCGCGCCGAGCGCCAGGCGGAAGCTGATCGCCTAGAGCGTGAGGATCACGCCCGTCGTCAATCTGAATGGGCGGCCTTCGAGGCGGCCTGGTTCAAAGGCGGTCGTCACGAGTTCAGCATCCTTGACCGCAAAGGCCAGCCCGCGACCGACGCGGTCGAGGTCCTGGGCGAGGAGGATGGTTCGGCGCCCTACCTGCAAAAGAAACAGATCGGGGACGTGGCCAAGCACTGCCGCTTACTGCGCATGCGCGATCGCATGGGCGAGTTCACGGCCATTCCGCTGTTCGACATCCACGGCAATTTCGGCGGTATCCAGCGACTCTACGCTGACAAGAAAATGCAGGGCACCGGCGTGCAAATGGACGGCCTGCACTTCATCCTTGGCAGCCTCGAGAAGGCCGACCGCATCTACAGCGCCGAGGGCTTCGCGACGGGCGCCAGTATCTACCTGGCAGAGCTCGCGGCGAAAAAATGCGTTGCCGTGATTATCACGCTAAGCGCCGGTAACCTGCTCAAGGTGCTGGCCAAGTACAAGCGCCTTTGCCCAGAGCTCAAGATCGTCAACGCCGCCGATAACGACCGGTGGAAGCCCCGGGCGGGTAACGCCGGGCACCTGGTCGCTCTCGAGGCCCACCGCGATTTCGGCTACCACTCCCAAATGCCCGACTTCGTCGAGGCAGGCATGACGGCCGAGCAAGTGGCCGAGGCCCTGCGCACCGAGAAAGGCCCGACCGACTGGAACGACTACCACCTGCTCCACGGCCTGAAAGCCACGTCGAAAGCCTTGCGCTCGCTCTGCTCGGTCAAGTCCGAGAGCGACTATTTCCTGTATTGCCTCCAGCGGGTGAGCGTGAGCGCGTCCACTGACGAACGCCCCGCGCTTACGGCCGTTAGCGCCGGCATGTTGCAGGCGCCGATCAAGTACGGCACGCAGCAAGTTATCGACATGGTCATGGCCAAGCTACCGGCAGGCTTTTCGGGCAACGCCTTCAAGATCAAGCGCCGCGCCCTATGGCTGGCCAAGATCAAACTGAACGAGGCGCAGCAATTACGCGGCTTCTCCCCTGCCGCGCTTGCACGCCCAGGTATCCGGCATATCAAGATCAAGGGCATCCGGGGCAAGCATGGCGAGACCCTGATCCCCGACCACGTTGCGGATCTGGTCGAGTCGCTCGAGGGGTGCGTCATCACGCGCTCGCCGATGGGCAGCGGCAAGACCGAAAAGCTGATCGGCCCGGTAATGCGCAACTCGGCGCGCGCGGGCTACCTGGCGCACCGCATCACCCTGATGGACGACGCGGCTAACCGCCTCAAGATCCGCCACTATCAGGACGTAATGGGCTTCGAGCTGCGCGACGTCACCCACATGGCCTGCTGCGTCAACTCGATTACAAACTCCAAGTTCTACAACACCGCCACCGAGCGCAACTGGTTCACCACACTCGAGACGCTGTGCATCGACGAGGCAAGCCAGGTAATTCGGCACGTCACTAGCGGGCCGGTCGAGGGGCCTGTCCGCGTGATGGACACGATGCTCGAGGCAATGGCCAAGGCCAAGCGCGTTTTGCTGTGCGACGCCGACGCGAACGACTCCGTTATCAGCCTGTGCGAGCAGGCCTGCCCTGGTACGCCGATCACCATCATCGAGATCGACGGGTGCATGGACCACGTCGAGGTGCGCTTCGGCGATACCGACGAGGTGTGGCAAAAGGCGCTTGAGCTAATCAATGCGGGCGAGCGCGTACTCGTGGCCAGCGACTCGGCCGAGCAGGCAAAGAGGCTTGCAGTCATGGCCTTGGAAAAGGACCCCGAGCGGCGTCTCCTGTTGATCCATCGCGACTCTAAGTCCGACCCGCAGGTCGAGTCTTTCCTCGCCAACCCGAGCGACGAAGCGGTCAATTATGACGTGCTGATCTACTCCCCGGCGATCAGCTCCGGCGTGTCCATGACTACGCCCCATTTTCAACACCACATCGGGCTTTTCAGTGGCAACACGGTCGGCCCGAGCGATGCCGTGCAGATGCTTCGCCGCGACCGTACCGCCCGTAGCTACCTGCTCGGGATCGGCCACAGTAGCGTGCAGCGCAACACCGACCGCGAGGCCATTTATCGCGGCCTGCTGGCCGCCGACGAGATCTCTTGCGCCTATGAGGAGACCTCCGACGAGATCCTGCTCCGTCGCAAGAAAACCGCGTTCGACGAGCTGTACCTCGCGTGCCTGTCGACCGAGAACCTGGCAAAAAACAACTTCGCCAATAACCTGTTGCTGATGCTCTACGCAGACGGCTACAAGGTCGCGCGCATGGCCGGCGATCCGCTGCTGGCAAAGCTCTCGCGCAAGAACCGCAAGCTCGCCGGCGCGCTGGTCTTCTCCCAGCGTCTCGCCTTGATCGACAGCGTCACCACGCCAACCGAGGACGAGTTCGTTCGGCTCAACCGAATGGACGTTCGCAGCGAGGCCGAGTCGGCCAGGGTCGACCGGTACAAGATCGAGAACCAACTCGGCGTAGAGACCATCCGGGCGGATGATGTCGCGTTCTACGACGACAATGGCATCCGTAAGGTGCTGGCGCTCGAGCTGCTCCAGGCGAGCGAGGCGCAGGCTCTCGCGTTCGATCGCGCTCAGCGCAAGGCTAAGACCACAATCACGAAAACGCGCTACAAAGCGCCCGCCAGGGCCTTCCTGCGCGATGTCTTCGAGATCCTGGCGCTCGACCCTATGACCGGCGCCGGCGAGTTCTCCTCGGACGCCTGCCGCCAGGTGTTGGCCAGGATCACGCAGACGCAAGCATCGACCGAAATGTATAACGCCCTGGGGCTGGGGAAAATCATCACGCACGGCGCGAAACGCTGCTGCCCTACGACGGTCGTCAAGTCCATTCTGCAACGCCTGGGCCTCGAGGTCGGCAAGCGCAAGACAAAGGGCTCGTGGCTGTACAGCATCAAGCCGGACGACTGGTCGTTCATCACCGGTTACGTGCGCCAGCGTGCGGCCAAGGGCGTGCATTCGTTGACCACACACGAGCATCCATGCCCGCACGAGCCGCGCCTCTCTACAGAATCCGCAGCCTCGGCCGTTACCATCGACGCGAGGGATACTTTGCAGTGTGGTGTTATAGAACCAGATGCAAAGTATCCCTCACTCGAGCAACGCGAACGCATCTACGCCGCCGCTCGCTCTGCCGCCGCTCCCCTCGGTAACCCGCTGTCGAGGCTGATCGAGGTCCTCGAGCCAGAGGTAAGCAACGGGTTCGCGAGCGAGGGTGCCGATCGGGCACAGATCCGGTTCATCTTGCAGCACGCGGACCGGGCGCTCGCAGGGGGCGGGGAGTGACCACCGTCGGTCGGGGAGCGTAGCGCCGGCATAGGCGTCGACGGGGTTGTATAGACCTGTCGACGTCTTGCATCTACTCCCGGAGCGCCAAGGGTATTACACTGTACACTCATACAGGCATTACAAAGCCACTATTAGGGAGGGACGACCTATAATGCAGCCGCTGGACAGAATCGACGGGGCCTCGCAGCTCCTACGCAGGGTAGATGCAGTATTGGCCATGATGTTGCAGGTTGGCCCCGACGCCAGCCTCGGACAGGTCATGGAAACGAACGGGCTGATCCGGGACGAGATCGGCCGGGCGCTTGCGATCCTCGAGGGAGGGGATCAAGAAAGCGCCAGCCTAGAAGGGACTGCCGGGCTGTCACAGCCTACGGCAGCGGCGCCAGCCCAGGGAGGGGCGGCGGTGGTAACTCTCAGGCCTTGGCTGCGAGTGTAAAGGCCTCACGCGATGCCGCCATCCGGTCGGCCGCCTTCGCGGTAGCGACCTCCACTCCGTTGATGCTGGCCACTGCAACCCATTCCCCGTCCGCTGCTCGATGGGACGTTATATGGGGTCGAGCTTTGGCCACCACAGGCGGAACCTGCGCCACAGCGCTGACGGCGTGAGCCGGCACAGATAGCGCGTCTGCCGCCAGGTCAAGATACTCCTTGATGTTGGGTCGGTAGCTGCCCACGTTCACAGAGATTGCACGTTGATTGATCTTCACGAGAGGGTCAGCCTCGATCGCCGATTTAACCCATTCGTGGATCCGCTCGAGCCCCGCGCGGCCTTTGATTGCCGGGTGATCGTCTAGGGTCTTGAGGCCCTCGAGGCGGCTCGCGAACTTGGGCTCGTCGACCTGCTCCTCGTCCTGATAATGCACTTTGAATTGCTTGTAGCTCTCCTGGGTCTCGAGGTCTTCATGCCCGAGCATTTCCCGCCAGAACACCTCGGCGCTCTTTTTCGCCCACCGTGGGTCGTGGGTGAAGTGGGTCTCGAAAACGATGCGCGCCCATATAGCGCGCGTGTCCTTGAAAACCCGTGAGTCATCACGGAAAACGTTTTTCGCCAGGGTGTTTAGGGTCTTGGCCGTGCGCCGGTTCACCTCGGTCGCATCGAGGCCCTGTAGGCCAGCACCCTCCGGCAGGCTGCGCATGCGGTCAACCGCCTCGAGGACGATGTCGGCGGCCACGAGGGTATAGATACGGTAGCTTGCGTCGTAGTCGACGCCCAGGCGCTGTTTAGCCTGGCCACTGAACTCGAGCTCGAACTCGCCGGCCTTCTTGAAGCGCCCTTGCGTCAGCACCTCGAAAGCGCGTCGACCGGTCACCATCGCGATTCCCAGGGCCAGGCGGGAGAAAGTGTTCGACGCGAGCATTTCAGCCGCTGTACGCACGTACCAGTGGTAGCCGATGTCGATCGTGTTTACGGCCTTGTGCTCGAGGACGGCGGCCGCCTGCTCGGCCATCTGATCCCGTGTCAGCGTCGGCAGGCTCAGGTGGCGCATTATCTCGTGGTCGATTTTCATCGCCTTGACGTCGAGGTAGGCCGCGTTCGTCCCGCCCCGCTTGATCTTGTTTTTCAGATCCCGATACGCCAGGCGCAGCGGGACGATGTCGGTAGTCTCCGCCATTGCCTGGAAGTCGGCGGCGTACTCCGGGTAGTGCTTGGCCATGCGCCGGCAGGTTTCCTCGATGGAGTGGTGCCGCCAGTTCTGCGCCTGTACGGCGTTGCGCAGCCTGGTCAGGTAGCGCCGGTAGCTCGAGGGCTTGAGCTTGTCCTCGGGCGCCCGCCGACCGTCCTCATATAGCTTTGTCTTGATCTTCTGCGCCAGGCGCGCGATGCGCTTGGTCTTTTCGCCGCGGCTGATGCTCTCGTCCCCGTCGATCCGCTCAACCTC